GGATTCGCAGATAAAAATCCTCAAGATCTAGAGAAATATGTTGGTGATTATGTTTTCAATCCCACAGACGGTCAAGAGTCGATCGCATTGAATGAGCCAGTAGAAGTTCTAGAAGGTGGAACTGGATTCATGATGATTCAGCGCGGTGTGTTTGAGAAATACAAAAAGGCGTATCCTCATCTTTCATATAAGCCAGATCATGTTCGCACTGAACATTTTGATGGATCGCGAGAGATTCATGCGTATTTCGATTGCGTAATCGATCCGAAAACAAAACGATATCTTTCTGAAGATTATATGTTCTGTCAGTATTCACGTGATGCCGGAATCAAAGTTTGGCTGTGTCCTTGGATGAAACTTGAACATCAAGGCACTTATGTCTTCGGTGGATCCTTGGTCGACTTAGCGAATCTTGGAGTAACTGCTACGGCTGATGTGAGTATGTTGAAGAAGAAAAAGAAAAAGTGATTTACATTTAGATTTAGGTGTGTTATAATTGTATTTTAATAATGGAGTAACAAATGAAACTTTCTAATGAAACAATTGAGATTCTAAAAAACTTTTCTTCTATTAACATGTCTGTTTTGTTGAAACCGGGTAATAAAATCCGAACTGTTTCTGCCCAGAAAACTATTCTTGCTCAAGCGACTGTAGCAGAGACCTTTCCGAAAGAATGTGCAATTTACAATCTTCCAGAATTACTCAGCATGACGTCGATGTTCGAAGATCCGGAACTTGATTTTCAAGAAAATCTTCTAAAGATCAAGAACAAAAAAGCTTCTGCGACATACGCGTATGCAAGTGCAGCTACGATCACAACACCGCCGGAAAAAGATATTGTTCTTCCAAGTGTAGACGTAACATTCACGATCGAAAAAGACGTTATGGCTTATGCGCTCAAAGCTGCAGGTGTTATGTCATTGCCAGAAATCGCTCTCCTAGGTCAAGACGGAGTAGTATCCATGACCGCTATTGATTCTAGAACAAGCAACGGAAATACTTTTGACTATCCCGTTGGCACTTGCTCTATGAATTATAATATGATTTTCAAAGTAGAGAATTTGAAATTGCTACCGCGAGATTATGATGTGACGATTTCTGCTAAAGGCATCGCTAACTTTAAATCTAAGACAGGAGATGTCGAGTATTGGATTGCAACCGAACAAGGTTCTCGCGTAAATTGATTTTAAATGTAGTCTGAATTAAATTTATATTATGGAGTATACATGCTTGATCGTGAAGAATTTTTATTCGTTGAAAAATATCGCCCCCATAAAATCGCAGATTGCATTCTACCCAATAGTCTAAAGACAATATTCCAAAAATTTGTTGATGATAAGGCAATTCCGAATCTGCTATTGAATGGTGGGCCTGGAGTCGGTAAGACGACAGTCGCCAGGGCTATGCTGGATGAAATTAATGGTGATTATATTATCATTAATGGATCGATGAATGGTAATATTGATACACTTCGTAATGATATTCGAAATTACGCTGCGACTGTTTCCTTTACTTCTGACCGGAAGTATGTCATATTGGATGAAGCGGATTATCTAAATGCTAATTCAACTCAGCCAGCTCTCCGTAATTTTATGGAAGAGTTCTCAAACAACTGTGGGTTTATTCTAACTTGTAACTTCAAGAATAGAATCATTGCGCCTTTACATTCTCGATGTTCAGTTGTTGATTTCAAGATTGAAGGAAAAGAGAAAGCTGAATTGGCTACTCAATTCCTTCAAAGGACTTATATGATTCTTGAAAAAGAAGGAATCGAATATGACAAGAAAGTTGTTGCACAGCTCATTACTAAATTCTTTCCAGACTGGCGGCGTGTTCTAAATGAACTACAACGTCATGCAGCGAATGGTAAAATCGATGCCGGAATTTTAGCTCAAGTCGCAGATGTAGATTTGAAAGACATTATCAAGTATCTTAAGGATCGTGATTTCACTTCTATGCGCAAATGGGTTGCTCAGAATAATGCAATGGAAACGAATACACTCTTTCGTAAATTGTATGAAACTGCGTATGATTACTTGAAGCCAGAATCAGTTCCTCAATTAGTTTTGACTCTCGGCGACTATCAATACAAGAGCGCATTCGTTGTGGATCAGGAAATAAACATCGCTGCTTGTTTGACTTCCATCATGGCTGACTGTCAGTTCAAATAATGAGTAGTCCATTCGATTACATTAACAGTGTAAGTCATCTCAAAAAGGATATGATGCGCGGAACGGATAATGACGAGCTTTCTGAAAAAGAATACAAACCTTTTTTAGCAAATCGATCGTTATCGTTCCATGCGGATTCTATTTTGTATTCTAACGAAATGAATCGACTTGGTCATCTAGACAATCTATTGCAATACGACTTCTACATGAACAGTCTTCGTAGCCGCAAACGATTTAGTAAATGGATGAAGCCAGAAGAATCCGAAAATGTAGATATTATTCGTGAAGTTTATAAGTGCAATCTAAAGAAAGCCATTGATGCTTCTAGGATATTAACTAAAGAACACATTCAATCTCTTAAAGAATCGCTTTATACAGGGGGCACGAAAAAATAGATTATTATAAATACTAGATATATGTGTTTAAAGGTGCATAATGACTATAATAATCGACCAAATGATTGAAGTTCTCTTAGAAACTCCAGATGATTTTCTGAAGATTCGCGAAACTTTAACACGCATAGGTGTGGCCTCAAAAAAAGATAAGAAACTATTTCAGTCTTGTCACATACTACACAAACAAAATAGATATTTCATTGTTCACTTCAAAGAACTTTTTGCGTTGGATGGAAAGCCTACCAATTTTTCTGAAGACGATATAGCAAGAAGAAACACCATAGCCAATCTTCTAGCTGAATGGAATCTATATAAACTCATCTACCCAGAAAAAACCAAAGAACTTGTCGCGCCAATTTCTCAAATAAAGATCCTTTCCCATAAAGAAAAGGGCGAATGGATTCTGGAACAGAAATATAACATAGGAAAAAAACGATCCGTTTAAAAATCTGTTATAAATAAATTTAGAGGCAATCGGTTGGTTGTCTCTGAATAAGCTGCCTTCGGGGGCTTAATTTTAATCTTGCTTAATATAAGGAGATGTATATGACAATGTTTGACCTACATAAATTTGATCCGTTCTCAATTGGTTATGATAAGATGTTTGATCGTCTAGAACTTTTCAATACCGCGCTTGGTAAAGCCATTCCAGGTTATCCTCCATACAATATCAAAAAGACAGAAAAGAATTCCTACGTTCTTGAATTAGCTGTCGCTGGATTCTCGAAAGAAGATATTGATATCGAACTGACTAATGGATGCCTAATGGTTTCAGCATCGACAAAACCTGACGATTCTAAAGCTGAATTCCTACACAAAGGAATTGCAGATCGTTCTTTCAAACGAAAGTTTGAATTGGCAGATAATGTTGAAATTCGAAATGCAGATTTAGTTAATGGTATGCTCAAAATTTCTTTGGAGTATGTTGTTCCCGACAACAAAAAGCCAAAAAAGATTGAGATTAACGCCTCTCAAAATTCAACTAAAGAATTTTTAACGGAGGCTAATCATGGCTAAAATTATCGAATTTTGTAATTCTATATCTTTCTATCTGAAAGAAGTTAGAAAACTTCGAATGACTGCTAGGAAAAAAAATATCTATAATATGTGAAATTAGAGGGGGATTTACTTCCCCCTCTTATAAATAGAAAATTAAGGAGAATATTTTCTATGACATTCGTATTCACAAGGAAACACCTACAAGAAATTCTTCCAAAGTCTCCGTATTTGGACGCATGGTATGGAGCATTATGCGTATTGCTTCCAGATTATGAAATTTCAACACCGCAAAGAGTTGCTGCTTTTATGGCTCAATGCGCACATGAATCTGGTGGTTTCACTACGCTGAAAGAAAATTTAAATTATCGTGCTGTTACGTTGCGTAAGATTTTTCCGAAGTATTTTCCAACGGATGAAATTGCGAACGAATATGCAAACAAACCAAATAAACAAGAAGCCATCGCAAATAAAGTCTATGCCAATCGAATGGGCAATGGTGATGAAGCATCAGGAGATGGTTTCCGTTACTGTGGTCGTGGTCTAATTCAACTCACTGGAAAAGATAATTACTCATGGTTTGCGGCGTCTGTTAATATCGCCGTAGAAGACGCAGCTGAGTATCTTCAAACATTTGAAGGTGCTGCTCAATCTGCATGCTGGTTTTGGGAAACCAATAACTTGAATCAGTGGGCCGACAAAGGCGATATACTAACACTAACAAAACGCATTAACGGCGGAACGATTGGATTAGAAGATAGAATCAAACACTATAATCATGCTCTACATGTATTAGGTGTTTAGTTATGAATGATATAAAATTAGTAAAGTGGTTGGGTTTATTGTTATTATTACCATTGACCTTAGCAATTTTCAGTGGTGATAGATATCGTTATCCTTGTCAAGATCCTAGTAATTGGGAAAAGGATATTTGTAAACTTCCAATATGTGATGTGAATCGCACGTGCCCTGAACATATTTTTAAAGGCCAGCGCGACCCAAGATTAGGACCACCTAAAGATGAACAAACTAAAACAGATATTACAAAAAGTTCAACATGTAATGCAACTGTTTCGCAAGGAGCAAACTGTGGAAAATAATATAAAATACACCGAAGA